TTTAAGTCAAGCATGAAAGTTACCCGCGCCCATTTGTGGTGGCATCTCGCCCCGCCTTTGTACTTGAAAATATCGTAAGTATTTGCACCCTTTTCACCAAATCCTGGGTTTACCGCTCGGTTACTCATCATGTCAATGTCTTCTTTTCTAAACAACCTTTCGTTATTTGACATCATTGCCGTGCAAAAGTCGCGGTCGGGTTGAGGGTTTCCCGTGTATTTGTAGCGCACTTTAAAGTATTTTAATTCACCTACTTTTTTGTCTTGTGAGCTTTTTAAATTTGGCATTGGGTTTCCCGTCTGAACAAGGTTAATTAACTTGCTTAGAAGGCTTAATTTCGGCTCCAAATCCGTTTCAGCGTTTAACAAAGCGTCGTTTAATTCGTCTTCGTTGTCGCCAACTTCCCTTTCGTCAACTACAACCCATTCGTCGCCTAATTGGTTTCGGTCTACTTCGTCCAAAATCGCCTGTAATTCGTTTACCGCACTAAGGGCAACTTCCTCTTCGACCTTTCCCGAAGCATCCATAAATTCCAAAGGCTTTAACGTTTCGAAATATAGTTTTAAACTGATTCCGTTGTAAGCTAAAATCGTATCGAACGCGTCCAATATAAGTTCTTGGTAAGGTCTTATAACCATGTTGTAATAAAGTACGAAAGAGTTCTTTAATTCGTCCGCGTTGCTCGAAAATCCGTTTGAACTTGAAACCCCAAAAAGAAGCGGCGAAGTTACGTTATGTCCGAGCATAATTTTCCGCATACATTCATCGGAAAGATATTCGTAATGTGAAGGAGCGTCATTTAGAGGCATATCTACAACCTCGGTAGCTTGTTCTTTATTATTGTTAAATGAAATAATTACCCGTTCACCCTTTGAACCCGTCAACTTGTTTTTAATCAACCTTTCGGTATCAGCCATTTGTTCGTCGGTAGGGGTTCCATTGTTAAAATTAATTAATTTGAATCCTGAAAAAGAATTCTGGCACTCATTTATCAAGTAATCAGCTATTTCCTCTTCCAATACCGCGTAAGGTAATGAACCTTGGTAATCCACCAAAGCAAAGTATTTTAATCCTACCGAATAAGGACGAACGTAAAGTATTTCAATGTCCTCTTTTGACGTACCGAAACTTGGGATGCGCTTAGGCGGGAACTTTTTAGTGTCCGTCCAATTATCCGAGTAATAATATGCCTCAATTTCACCGTCTGCGTTACACTTTTCGGGGCGCAAAAGGTGAACGGGCATATGGTAAGCCTTTAATATCTTCTTGTGGTCTTTGGAATAATGCACTTGTAAGGCGAATTGCCCTAACATTTTTGCATCCATGATAATTTTACGGGTGCAATCCTTACCGAATATAGTACGCATTTGAGCGTATTCAGCGGGTTTTCTCGACGCGTCTAAAGCATTGAGTCCACGTCCGTAAATTAACTTAACTATGTTGTTTATAATGGCGTTATTTGTAGGGCTGTAAGTGTACCTATCAATCAAATATTGAAAGTAATCGTTATCCTCTCCGTAATCAACCCAATTTTCGCGGCTGTTTTCGTGAACAGACGGGGTTTCGTATTTCGCTAAATCAACAAAGTGAACGTTATTCATAAGTTATGTACGTGTTTTGTGTCACATTTGGGATATATTGCGACGTGTTGTTAGGGTAATTATTGACGCTAAACGTGTCTAAGTTTTGAGAAGTGACAAATACCTTATCGTAAAAGGTCATTACTGCCCCATCAAATAGAAACATATCGTACCAGTGATTCTCGATTAAGTCGACATCGACGTCTATTACAAGTTCCCAATAGTAATCTAATTCGGTAAATGATACTATCGCAAAGGTTTGTTCGGTGTTTGTTTGGTCATCTCTAAAAATACAAGCGTCCGCGTTTTCGTACCTTGGAACGATACTAAGTGTTTTCTGTGCGGCAATAGGTGTTATTACTTGCATAAAAGAGTAACTAAAAAAACACGAATTGTTTTAAATAACAAAGGGTTGACCGAAGCCAACCCAATGCGGTATTAGAGAATAAAGAGCCTAATTAATTGTCTACAATCGTAGCACCACCAAACAAAGAAGCTAAAGAAGTTTCGTCGTTACAATCCAAGAACGGCGCGGGAATATTTTCCATGCCCGTAAAAGTAAGATTATAACCCGAGAAATCACCCAAAGCTGCTCCCGTTGAGAATGTACCCGCTGTTACGTCGCATCCTCTTTCAAGTCCCGCCAAAAAGAAGTTCAAGTTTCTGTCTCTTACTACAATGTGAGGACGTCCGTAAGCGAGTAACTTAACTGTTTTGTGCGCGGCGATGTCTTGACGCTTTAATTGAGCAACAACAACTTGTTCGAAAAACGTAGTTCCGTTGTCGCGTGAACTTTGGATTGTTTGTTCGAAAGAGTTAGCACCCTTAAGTTCAAATTTGTAAAGGTCGGTAACACCCGCAACCGCTGTAATTACGTCTTCCTCTCCAGGTACTGCTGAAAACGTTACATCGTCTGGGTATTGAATACCGTAATTGATTATGTATATCGCGTCAATTCCCGAAACCGAGTCTTTACACGCTTCTAATCTGCCGTTGGCAATATCGCAACTCATAAATTGAATTTTTTAAAGTGAAACAAAGGGGGTTTTTACACCCCCGTAAAGATTAATAAGCTGGGTCGTAGTAAACAACGTCCTCTAAGATTCCGATTTGAGTTCCCGCGGTGTAACGTGCAACGAATCTTACATTTTTACTCCCGTCAATTGCGGACATGTCCAAAACTCGAATTTCTTGATGGTCCGAAAGCAAACCAGTCGCAAAGAAAAGGTTTTCTTTAGTTGTAGCCAACATCAAGTTGTTATCCAAACCATTCGCCATGAATACAGGGATTCCGTCGAAAGTAAGGGCGTTCGCGTTTCCGTTGTACCATGTAGTACCTTGGTTGTTAATACCCGCAGCACCAACACCAGAAGCAAATCCACCAAGTGCACGAACGTAAGCACGTACAACATTTTGAGGGGCGTAAATTTTCAACCCTTCTTTACCGTAAAGACGTGAAGGAAGCGCATCAACTACTTTACCAAGTTCGTCAATAACGTTAGTAGCGTCGATTGTTGTTCCACCGATACACTGACCCGCTGGGATTCCTGTTCCCGCTTCGGAAGCAGCCAAAGTGAATAGACCTTCGAACTCGCCGTTTGTCGCTCCGTTACCCATCCAAATAGACGTTTCGGTAGCTTCTGCCATTTGACCAAGAACACGAGCGATAAAGAAATCTGTAAAGTTTTTTGGTAGTACGTCAAACGCGCTGTAACCCATTTGAATGGCATCCCAATCGTCCTCAAATTCACTTTTACAAACGGTCGAATTTATTTGTAGGTATTTTGGCTCTACTATCCTGTCGTTCAATACGATAGTTCCAGTTGGGTCGTAGTCGCAAGTAGAATCTTTTACAAGACCTTCTGAACTCAACGTTTTAACAGTTGAACGATACTTTACGTTTGGCATTACGGTAACACCTCCGTTTTCAATAGTGTTTGCACTTAAAAGAGCAGCACCAATGTACTTGCCAGCAAATTCGCCAGCATAGTTTGTGTTGTTTGTTACGCTTGTAGGCATATCTTTAAAATTTAGAATTAATACATTTTGTTTAATACTCGGTCAAGGCTGCTTTGCGCCTTGTTTTTCTCATATCGGAAAACCTCTGATTTTCTTTCTTCGGGGTTGTGAGAAATCGGCTTAACTGAACTTAATTCTACTTGTTCTTTCAATTTCGCCAATTCAGCTTTCAACTCGTCGTTTTCGGCTTTCATCTTTTCAACCTCGGAAAACAAAGTTTCTTTGATTACGCTTTCGATTGTCTTTTTCGGTTGGCGTGCTTCGGTTGTCATTTCTTCCTCAACTGCTGCGGTTTCTTCCTCGACAACTTGTTCTTCGGTTTCTTCCATCTTTTCTTTGATTTCGGCAATTAAGCCTTCCTCAGAAACCACAAGAATGTACTCACCGCCTTCCAACTCGTATTCACCAACGGGCAACGGTACGTTTCCCTCTTCGGTTACTACAAATACTTCCGCTCCCGCTTCAAATACGGGTGCTTCAATTACCGTTGTGCCGTCAATTAAACGGGCTTGTTCCAACTTCACTTCCATTCCAAGAAGTGTTCGGATTTTGTTTATTGCTTCGTTTGCTTTCATGTTATGTTATTTTATTTTAAGACTTGTAAAATTTTAGTAATATTTGCCGTGCCTTTATACAAAGCATCCAATTCCTTTTTAGCATCAACATAATTTTTTGTCTTAGTTGGGTCGATACCTAATTCTTTTAATACTTTCTCATAATCAATTAACGCCCCGTCTAAATCACCAATTAATTTTACGGCTTGTTTTTCATTATCAATTAAAACCTTTTTTAATTCGTCAACTTTAGAAGGAATTCCACCAAGTAAATTATTAGCCATTGAAACCGCCTTTCCATACAATGCCAATAAATCTTTTGCCGAAGCTAACTCAACTTCATGTGCGCTTAGTTCCGTGTTTTGAATATCTAATTCCGCTACCTTTTTAAATACAAATTTGTTCATAACAATTTAACTTTTAGATTTATATTTGTTTCAAAATTAATTATAAGTCGTTTTGCGCGAACGAGTTACGTTTGTGTTGTTTACTACTCCGTTAGTTTCGCCTCCTAACTTTCCAACGCCTTGTTCCCACATACCTCCGTTGCAGCATTTTGAGTTATAGGTATTGTCTTTACATAGGCAACCGCGTTTACCTCCGATTGGTGAAGCGGGAAATCGTTCTTCGTTTTTAGGCATGGCTTAGTTTTTCAATGAAGTAAATAACGTCGTAAATCGCTCCCGCGTGGGATGGCGTAAAGTTTAGTTGGATTCCGCTTGTTTCTGCGGCTGCGTTACAATAGAAGTTAAACGACTTACTGAATATATGTGCAACTCCGTTACCCTTTGGAAAGGTAAGAACGTCGGCAATATTTGAGTAATCCGCGTCGGTTGAAACATTAAAAGCAAAATCCGCGTGTCCGTTGCTCGTGTTTAAGTAGGCTTTGAAAGCTACGGTAATGGCGTACGTTGAACCTTCCTCTAAAGTTAATCTTTGGGTTTGGTTGTTATAAGCGTTTAAAGCGTAGTTATCGACTCTCTCGGCGCTGTTATTTGGAAGCACAAAGGTTTGGTTTGCAAGAAAGTTGTATGGGTTATCCTTATCGTATTGTCCGTCGTCGTAACGCGCCCAACCGATTTGCAACGCTGCGTTGTTGATTGGTGCAACTTGTACCCATTCGCCATCGATACCCGCCCAAATTACTCCTTCGCTTTGAATTAACGCTCCGTTTTCGATTAACAATTTGTTCTTATCGTCGCGAGTTACTTGCTCGACTTGAACCGTGTATTGGCTGTTTCTGTTTCTTCTACTTCTTGGTGGCATTTAGTATGTTTTTGATTTGGTTTAAAATCGTTTCGTCTTTCGATAATTCCTCTTTGCTTTCAAAATAGCCCTCAATAGAAAAGCCTTTTATTTCACCCGCTTTAACTTTGCTC